GTCTTGTCCTTGAAGTCCTTATCGTTCTTGACCGCAACTATTACACCAAACTGTTCAGTCAGTGGCTGTTGAATCGTATTGTCATAATCATTAGCCGGTGCCATATCTTGAATTGGGATTACAAATGCCATTTCATTCGCAAGTGTATTATCACGAGCGTAAGCATATTCGGCCACACCGCCTACACGATTAACAAATCTTTCAGTAGTTGCTCTCAGGCGTAATACGATTAATCCCAGTCTCATAACTTCATCCTCTCAAGATCGTTAATAATTCTACGTTCAATTTTAGGAACTTCGGACTCAACTGCCGGAACTAAAAAAGGCCGCTTCTTCATTTTCTTCGTGCCCTCTTCTAAATAAGGTGCATAGGGTGCTCCACTTTTTACACCGACCTCGACTTCATCTACACGTACATCCATCACTATACTACGCAGCAACTGACCACTATCAACCGCAGGAGGATTACCCTCGGATGATGCTATATGCCAGCGTTTCCCCCGTTTATATCTCTTGCCGGACTTGGGAGTGTCACGCATGGAAATAATCATCTCATTGCGTATATTATTAGCGCCCTGTACGAGGCGATAATGTACGGCATCAAGTGCTTCTTGATTAAACCCTTTGAGTGCGAATAAAACTTTCGCCTCATCTGGTTTTAACTCTACGCTAAATCCTCTTGTCACGGCCACTCCTTTTATCCTGGATTACCTGTTCCACGTTCCTCTACCTCTTCGCATAAGACTATTAGATTCTCTCGCCGTTCATCCTTATCCATCAGTCGTTGAATTTTAAACAACCGCCCTTTAACTGTGCTGCTCTGTTCAAGAAAGAAAGACATCGTGCTTTTCAGCGGCATAAGATCGGGAATAGTATTATACCCGGCGGAATACCCAGCGGAATAGCTCGTATGAAGATCATCTACCGCGCTACGGCGGATAAGAAATTCATGACTGACTGAGGATAAATCTTCAACCGACGAGTACCGTGTATACTTATTAGGCGATACGGCTATAATGCCTGCCCATATCGTTTTAAGCACGGTGTACCCAAGATCAAATCCACCAGAGGATTCCTCTTCTTGAGAAGGCTCCCTGATCTGAACCTGATATCTCAATTGAGGCGCTGCCCACTTATTCCTCGTTGCCTTTTTCTTCTTTCGTGCAAAAGCGTACATCACACCCGCCTTAGTTGATAACGTCCAAGTAATGGCATAGCGTCTGCCGGTGGTTCACGATCAACCACTCTATTCTCATACGCGAATAATACCCATTCGAGCAGCCCACTCTTTATCCCTTGCGGCACATCCGCAACCTTATCGCCATAACCGGCATCGTATATAATCTCGTACCCACCGTGTGAACGATCTGTATTAATCGGGGGCGAAGCTCCATTTTTAATCACAATCTGACCAGGAGTGGTATCCAACCGTGTGTAATAGCTGTCGGTGGAATATTTGGTTTTAACCCCTCCTTCAGTAACGGTCTTGATCGATACGATTTCGATCAGGGGTGGCCGGGGAAGTTTAACCACTCCGCTGCCCGGCCACCAATCTAAACTGGCAGTTATTTCTTGGGTAATAAGTGCTCTGCCCATCCATGCCTCGGCTACGGCACGTACAGCGGTGATCATCTTACCCAGCGTGGCATCTTCCGCCGTCGTATCTATCTTACCGTAGGCTCTAACCTCAGCCGCTGTGATAGGCTCAACCTCAGGGACACAGGCAACCTCGAATATCAGGTTGCCATGATTAGGCTGTCGTCGATTAATAAGAGACATAATTAATATTCTCTCCGAGACGGTTTATCTTTCTTTTTCTTCCCCTTCTTAACCACTGCATCTGGCATCTTGTCTTCATCGGTTCTTACCTCAGGAGCGGGTATAACCTCCGGTGTCACAGCCTTATTCATCGGCGCACCACCTGCATCTTTTCTTTCCCGCTGTGCTTCCCGAGCTGAACCGATATCTATAAAGACATTTGCCAGTTTCTCCGGCATATCATACACCTCACCGAGTAAATACTTATTTACCAGGATGCCGTTGGGTGACCCCTTTTCTTCTTTTAACATTACCACTCGCATTTATTACCCTCCTTCCTTGTAACTATTTTATTATACTGGACGAATAGTTACACTCTCATTATTATCTATGATAGACCATTCACCGTCGGTTTCACATATTAAATCAATGTATCCAGCCGCTGATACTTCAAAACTTGAAATAGCAGAACCCGTAGCCCTTACGAGCGAGACGCCCACGACTCCACCACCGGTAGATGCAAAGACACTTATATTCGCATTGGCTGAAAAATTAATAAAATTAAGGTGAAGTTTCATACCCGTACTCGGCACTCCCAGATGCATTGAACAACTATCTTGAGTAGTACCTGCAGAAAAAACATGATAGCCATAAACAGGTGAGAACAAAATATTTGAAAGCCCAACGTCACTTAATGGCTGGTCTGTTAGCGTAAACTCCGAACGTAACCAGTTCCTCATCGACTGAGATTCAATCTCAGTATTATCGAAAAAAACAAAATCTGTACCTCGCTCAATACCCGCATCGGATTGATAACTGGCATCTTTAGTTGTAAATATACTCACTTTATACCTCCTCCCTATAACTGTTGTCTATTAAGCACTTGGTCTCTCAATTATACTCGCATTACTGCTTACGATAGACCATTCGCCATCAGTTACGCATATCAAATCTACCCAACCAACTGCCGACATTTCAAAGCTCGAAAGTGCTGAACCTGTTGCTCTCACGAGTGAAACACCTGTAACTCCTCCACCAGTAGACGCCATAACACTTGCATTCGCATCACCTACGAAGTTCATAAAATCAAGACGAAGTTTCATGCCCGTAGATGGCACCGGTAAAAACAACGAACACTTGGATCGCCCAGTCGACGCAGAAAATATGTGATGGCCATAACCGGGTGAGAATAAACTATTCACAAGCCCTTCACTATAAACACCGCCGGTAGCGGCTACTGCCTGCTCAGTCGATGTAAATTCTGAACGTAACCAGTTCCTCATCGATCCAGATTCGAGCCTTGTATTAGTGAAGTAAATAAAATCTGTACCTCGCTCAATACCCGCATCGGATTGATAACTGGCATCTTTAGTTGTAAACATATCAACCATTTTATACCTCTTCCGTTATTAAGATTGAAATGGTAAGGGGTAAATTGGTACTACCCCTTACCGGCTTCCAACGAGCAGGAAAGGAGACATCAACCTACTCGCTTAGAAGATCGTTAAGGCTATGCGCTTACATCAATAGCCTTTTCTACATTGACAGGCCAGTTTGCAGGATAGCCAAGTATTGCAATAGCACTTACCGCATCGGATACCAACGCAACTACGCCAACACAATCAATTACTACATGCACATATCGTTTATACCCACGATAACCTATAGCTACCACCACACTACCAAGAGTAGACACGATAGCGGCGTTGTTTACTCCGATGGTGTGGTATACACCAGATGTCAAACTGGTTATAGTGCTATCGAGGCCTATGATATCAGTTACGGATACAATAGCGTAATCAGACGGACCTGCTTGAAGAGCACTTGCATCTGTATGCTCAAGATACAACTGAACATAACTTGCGCCACTTAGAACACTCAATTTGGCAAACTCGACCACGATCGTCAGGCTTTCATAACCCTGAGTATCGATGCAAATCCCAGTCAAGTCTGTTGATATAATCTCCTGAGGCTCAATGCACTGAAAGTATTTAAAATTACTATAATCATCTCTTAACATCTTTTTTTCCTCCATTTACTATGTTTAAAAAAAACTACCTAAACAACTAAGCAGCTATGACACCAATTCTCCCGGCTTCGAAATTAATTACATCGCCGCCGACTCTTTTCCTTGTGTAGAACTCGACAAAAGGTTTAGCCGTAAAGGGATCGCGTTGAATTGTGATACCCAAGCGATCAACGATCATGTAAAACTCTGCCCAGTCAGCAAGTGCCACACTAAGTGCACCGGCTGCAATGGTAGGCATAGTTGTACTCATACGAAGAGGAAGACCATCAAGCTGTGCGGGCTGGCCTGCCTGCATACCTGGCTGCCAGATAGACTGACCAAAACCATCCTTGAGTTTCATCGCAGATGCAACGGTGCTTCTATTCATCAACCATGTCGCACGAGCAAGATAATACTCAGTGAGGGAATACTTTACGTCGGTGAATCCGTCCCTTGTCAGCGCAGTTGGATGACCCATATTAACCTGCTCAACCGCTCCCCATTCAGGAGTGCCGGCAGTTGTTACGTTATCATAGGTCAGGAATCCACGAGGTTTGCCAATACCATCGGCTTCAACAAATGCTGCACCTTCTGCTCGGCCAAACCTGGAACCGACATGATCGGCTAACCAGTTTTCAACATTGATGCCACTATCTTCAAGCAGCACCTGAGTCGCACGAGGTTTTGCATAAAGAACATGGACTGGAATTCTTTTCAGTTTCCAGTCAGGAGTACCTGTCTCTGCTCCGGTCTCGGTCTCACCTTCCCAGCCAAACCCTGCCTGTCCCCAGTCGACACGCCACTCAATCGCTCCAGTTGTAATCGACTCAACAGCAGCCATCTGGCGGATCGGGTCCATCTCGTAGATACGAGTTATAATCCTGGAAGACATCGCGGGCATCACTGTATATCCGCCTTCGGGATCGGCACCAACACTAAGCTGTTTTTCCTCGTCGGCTGTAACACTCCTGGGCGAATTCATTTTACGCAGAAAGGAATTCATCGTATCTCCATACGCCTTATACCCTTCCATATCAACCTCAGGAACATTATTCCACTTCACCCCGTCAGCCCTAAGAGCCGCACACTGAATCTGAAACTGATGTGCCTGTTTAGCCGCATCGGACTCGGTCTCGTCGCCGTACATCCCACCGGGGCGTTTAAGAGCAAGCTCAAGGCCATCAACTCGAGTAATCAACTTGGACTCATACTCTTCGCGCTCTGCTTTCTGAGCCTCTTTTAACGATGCGTAATCGGTATCCATCGTTGCCTGGCGAGTAGTGATTGCCTCAGTGACCTTATCTATCTGAGATATAACGAGCGGATCAAGATCAGCTTTTTTCTCGTTTACCAGGTGTTTGAATTCATTAAACTCACGATTCAAATCCTCGTAATTTTTCTTATGTAACGCACCTGAGTCATTAATCGCACGATCAACCTCAGCCAGAACCGCTTTAACAACATCAGGGTTCTTTGACTCGGCAATCATCTTGTCTCTCTCAGGTGTACCATCTGCATCTTTTGTAAACCACAATTTTTCACTCATTTTTTACTCCTTATAATAAAATGTTAAAAGTCCTTCGAACGCGCATTACGTTCTTGTAGCGCGGTTAATAGTTCCATTGTTTCATCGTACTCGTCTTTACCCCCCTTCACTGGCGGACCTGAATCCCTCAGAGCCGACTTATCTAATAAACTAATTATATACACAGCAGCGCTTTTCGAGACTCCTGAATCCCTCAGTTTATCTTCGAGTTCGCGTTCTGTTCGACATCCTTCAAAGTCCTTCACGGTTGTAATCGTCGCCCGTGTATTAGCCGGGAAGGTTACCGGACTAATTTCCCATAAATCTAATTTCTTTAAATATCGTACGAATCTTCCTTTTGGTTTCTCTACCCATTCGTAGCTTTCAGGGTCACGTGTCCCGTTTGTAAGACGAGGTAGATCATATCCGATGGAAAGTCCTTTAAGTGCGCCCATCTTCATCAGCACATGAGTTTCCCTTGCAAGCTTTACATCCTTAGTCGGATCTTCATTGTCGATAGCAAGTTTGCCCTGAACGTAAAGGCCACGATCACGCTCCTCGAGTTGTTCCCAGATACCAATAGGCGAGTGCGCATTATGCTGATATAACATCGCTATACCATTGCCGTTGCGCCCTTTATCTTTTATCGTAGTTTTAAAAGCACCCTTGATAACTATATCATCGTGGGCATCAGGGGAACCACCAAAGGTACTACCCCAGCCTTTAAAAGTTCCATCCTCATTTACATCCTCTGCTTTTAGCTCAAACGGTACGCCTAATTCTTCTTCATACGGAGCGCTCTTAGTGTAGTACATTATTTCCTCCTTGTTGTTTATTCATTATCTTCCTATCGTATTATATACAAGTACGCAACGGCAATTAATCACGTTACCAGCACTACCTTTTGGATCACCGGGATAGTCCAACTTCTCACGACTGACATCAAACGGTGTGTCCATATCGCGCACTTGGCCATTAACTTCTTTATGGTCATATCTATCAAGGGGATCAAACCCTCTTACGCGTTCATCGCGGGCTGATACCCATACACGTTCATGTCTATAACCTGTACTCTTTACCGCTTCATTCGTCGCTTCATTTGCTGCCGTATGTGTCTCAGTCCTGGCTATTCTTATCGCGCGTACTTTATTAATCGTCTGATCTCGTGCAACAATAGTTTTTGCGATATCATTATTTGACAACCCTTCACGCATACCGCGTTGAAGTTCTAACTTTAACATCGTTCTCGTAGTATCTGATATATCAACAACCCGTCGAGCCGCATGCCGCTGCGCCCACTGAGTAACCCTCTGCCAATATACATCCTCCATGCCCTTGGTTTCAAACGCAACTACATTTTTCTTCTGTGATTCTTTAAACCGAGTAAGTGCCGTCGTACCGAAAAAGGATAGCACTGGTCGTAGCGTTTTATCCATGACGATCAATATTTCTTTCTTCTGTTGTTGTATAATATGTTCAAAGTCGGTATCGCTGTGTTCTATCTGACGAGCAGCAGACATATACGCCTTATGCAGCGTCGGATACCACGTACGGGCATGACTGGTTGCAAACTGCGAAGCCAGGCGTAGGAATATAACCTGGTGCAAAAACCGCGCTCGCTGTGTTTGGAGATTAAACACTATATACTATCCTTCCAGTCAATCGCTCTTACTCCTTCGATAAGGTTTCGCTCCTCAGTATTTAAAGCAATCATCTTACTATCGCCATCGTCACCTTCACCTGTGATTGCCATACCGAGCGGTATCTTGCTCGCATCGACCATTATTATATCACCGCCCTCCACGGTATCATAACCAGTGAGTTCACGTTTTTCATTCACGGTTAAAAAGTTAGATTCATTCGCACGTTTCCACTTCGTTTCCTGCCGTGGTTCCAGCGCAGGTATTCCATCTTCGTTATAGGTGTAGAACAATCCATCATCTTTAGTGAACAGCCAGTTATTTAATTCAGCACAATATAACTTGAGATAGAATGAAGTCGTATCCTCGAACATCGCCATCCGTGCTTCTTTATAATTGGAGTACGTATTATCTCCGGGGATGCCCAACAACATCGGAGGCACACCGAACGCAAGTGCTATACTACGTGCGAGTTCACGATTGCCTTCGATAAATTCCATCTCAGACGGCTTTAACGAATAAGGTGCAGCGGTTGTTCCTTTCTCCCCCGTGAGTACCATATTCTTACCCACGTTATCAGCGCCGGACCAATCCTCATCGAGGTGACGAGTGAAACGATCAAACTCATCGTCTGAGAGATCACCAACGAGGGTGAAGATCATTCCCGGTCGCCCCTGATTACGCAGTAGTGATTGATTCCAGTCTATCGCATCATTATTACTATCTATGTTACGCGATGCGGGTTCGATCGGACTCGCACCGTAGAAATCATTTACCGGATGGAATAACATCAAATGTAGCAGGTCACTTTGTTGTGTAATAGGATCAACTTCAAATTCTGTTCCATTCGTATCACTTATACTGTATGTATAGCTTGCAATCTGACCAGTCTTGGTGTTCATTTTCATCTTTACGCGATCGGGCCGAAGTGAATATAACTCAGATGGATATTCACGGCCATCAAGTTTTACTCTCTCAAGATAACTATTGCCTGCGAGGATTAAAAAGGCAATGGCCCTGAATGTTAAATAGTTCCAGCTCTGACGAGGATTAGGCCTATGTAATAAATCTACTCCCTCGTGATCACCGATCTTCTCTACATTGTCTTCTGAAAGCCGTTTATTAAGCTGCCAGGTCGGAAGGGAGGCATCTTGCGCTATCGCCTGTATACAACGAAAGGATATAACATTTTTAAGGTATGTCTCCTTGCTGTACTTCTCGTAATCTTTATCCGAGCATACAACTCCGCCCCCACTTGACTGTATCTGTAAACGAGTAGTGCGGCTTTCTTTTCTACGTAATCGATTAAATAATCTTCCTAACATACCAGCCATAAGTTATCCCCTAACTCGTTTCTGCTTCACCACTGACTTTAAGGCGCAGTTGATCCCAAACGATACCGTTGCTATTCGCCGCCGTGTATATAATTAATTCTGCCTTACGATCATAGCCTGCGGGTAAAATAGTTCCTAACTTCATTGTGACCTTTGCCTCATCAGCATTGGTCGTCCAGTCAAATAGAGTTGGATAATCATCAGAGTTATAATACAAACCGGAACCATTATCATCAGGATCATATCGCACGCCAACCTTAGTAATGGCCAACATCTGCACCTCAGTAATATTCTCATCATCTTCCTGAAGAATCTGCGTAATTGGATTATCCCTGTCTTTATAAATTATTTCGCGCGACATAAACTACTCCTCTATATTAACTACCAAGATCGAAAATAAAATTATCAAATCTATCTTTAGTCTTTCCCCACCCCGGAATTTTATCCGCGAGTGTCCACCCCTTAATTGACCTCTTTGATCTAAATTGATCACGACGAAACCGATTCGCCGTAAGATTATTACCATGACGGATATCTATATTTGACCCCTTCGACATCCATGTCAGCGCTTTATAATCGTCTATACCCTGTGGTGTCTTATGTGTACCGGGGTCAAGCCCCATGCGATGAGTAAGCCCTTCACGTTGCACCCGTTCAACCCGTTTGGAATAATGTTCGATCAATAACTCTCGGTATGCACATAACCCACTTGTCTGTTTAATGCGATAAAAAACTGCCTGCCCTGTTTTAGCGCAAAGCTTCCAGACATTCTCATTGTAATAATAAACATCCTCTTTCTCAGGAGTGAAATCAAAATGCGTACGATGATATATTACATCATGCTCGGCGAGAAATACTACATCTGCCTTTACTGCTTTTAAACCGATAAGTATCTGCTTGAACATACTAAGTGCACTGCTTTCCAGCTTCATTACGATATTTTCTACCGAAGTCGATCGGAAAGTGTGATACCGATACGATTTGATGACCATTAGCAGCAACTTTTATATGACGACGTACCGTAGACAGTATTCGCTCCTCACATCTGTTGTTCGTATAGTAAACAATGCCTTTTGTTGGCTCTCGTATAGTTTTTAAATCAACATAATCATATTTAACAACTATATCATTTATATGGGATATACCTGCTTTCACATCTGCAACAAGTTCAGACGCAAGTGGTTCAGGCACTACGATGCCACATTTACTACAATCGGTTTTATCTTTCTCATCGCAAATACATTCTTTGCCTTCGTCTAAAGGATTTTCCAGATGCTTATCATCGAAATAACCATCCCATCCCGGTAGCGGTGCAAATCGGTCAATAAGCCACCCTAATCGCCTCTTCTGAAGCGGCCAGTTATTCCCTAACCATAACCCCTTAGAGTATTTCCGAGCCTTCTCCTGAGCCGATCCTGGGTTCTTATACGGGAATGAAAAGTCACCACCCTGAGTACGAAACAGATGCGCAAACCAAGTTTTCTTATTTACGACATGTCGACCCCCTGAGAGCCATGCTTTCATTGCAATCTCTACTCCCATCTGCCCCCATGAGCCGTGCTGTTCGTCCAGCCCGCCGAGTTCCCAATAGCGATCCCGATCGAGCATCCAGCAAGCACCTACACCGTTCAGCACGTCGGTTATCTCGCCTTGAAACTCCGTACGATGCCGGGGACTATATTTCTTTTTCATCGCGGACTTATCATCGCTGTAAGCTTTAAAGGCATTGGAGTCGAAGTACTTAACACGAAGGTCACGATCAAACCACATATAATCGGTTCGTTTATTTCTCTTCCAGACTATCTCCCTCGTATATTCTACACACTGGCATTTCTCACAAGGATCTTTTTTTACCGGCCCTTGATAATAACTTTTAAGGCAATTCTGGCATACCCAAGAAAATGCATGAAGGGTATACATACGGGGTATGACCGTCCAGTCGTATTTCATATCAGCCATGAGCTTAATATCAAATCCTTCATCGACTGAGCAGTGAGCGTCGAGCTTCATAATATACTTAGCGGTGGACAGCCTTACGCCTTGATTAGTTGCGGCACGCTGACCTATCGGATCACTATTATGTATAAGTTTAAGCCTTTCGTGATCTACGATGCCGGGATTAGGCCAGTAACCATCGAGTATGGCAATAATCTCGGTATCACCTTTTATATTAGACAGTACGCCATCTATAGTCCGTTGCAGAAACTCTTCGTTCCGCGCAGGTATTATTATACTTAGATCAGTCATATTATAACCCAATCTTCATTGGTAATATCTCCATCGCCGACAGTAAAAGTATGCATTTTACCCTTAGTGAATATATGCAGCTGACCGCCTCTCATCGTGATATAATCCTCGGGTGCCCCCTGCTCCAGCCAGCCTATACGTCGAGCTTTAATTCCTTCATCCGCCACAAGCGCATTAAGCATATCCCCGAAAGGCATCAATATTCGTTCCCCTTCTATTACTGCTTTTAATGATACTTTCTTTTTCAACTCATCTTTTACTCCCTGTGGTAGCGGTGAACTTCCTGTCCTGTCTTTTTCATTTTTCATTTTAGTCTCCTTTTGACTGTTTTGAAAATAATTCATTAACTGCTAATAGCATCATTGCCCTTTTATTTAACCCAAAAAAATGTAGGTTTTCGTTCATCTGTTGTATACCACTCGGATACGTTATGCATACGAGTATAAACATTCACGGCATCAACTACGCCCGCACGTCTAAAACGATAATAATCATGCCCGGATATAATTCCACCCGACCGTACACGTCTACCCCATTCGATAAGATCCTGCATTACAAAATCAAATTGATGATTGCCGTCGATGTATATAAAATCTAAACTTTCTTTTTCTACATCACGCACGCCCTCCATGCTTGTCGCACGGCGAATCGTCGCGTGTTCATACGGTGCATAGACATCATTAGCTTGATCAAACCGTTTATCCGCTAATTGTTTACCGTTTATCAACGAGCGCTGATCTTCATCGTCGGGCATCCACGGATCTACACCAAGTAAATGTAAGCCTGGAATTGTCTTGAGTATAAATTCAGAAAACTTACCTTCTGCGACACCAATCTCAGCGCCAGACTGTAAACCAAACTCAGCGAATAGATTAATAAGACCACCGCGTTTAAATCCCTTAACCTTCGCCGGCAATATATAAGGACCATTGTAATTAAATTTATCACGTATAAGTTTTGCTAAGTTCATTAATTCCCCTGCGCTATCTCGGCCAAAAATTCATTAAATCTGCCTTTTGTTTCACCCCAGTCGGGTACGCTATCTGACTCAATCCAACCTCTACAACTTTTTTCATTTCTAAATTGAGATCTGTTCATCCTTCTACGAGTCCAGGCATCGCTTCGTCTGATATCCAACGTTACACCGGGTGCGAAATAATTATCGACCAGCCCTGCTCGCTCACTTTTTGGCAATCCTTTAGGCGGTGAATATCCATTCCGTTTTACAAACCCGTGCTCTTTTATCAACTCGACACATCTTGAATAATGATCAAGCAGTAATGACCTTCGCGCACATAACAAAGATGGACAATTAGTATAATAAAAAGTTGCCTTACCTGTATCAGCGCAAACAGCCCATCTATTGTGATCGTAATAAAAAGTATTATCATCGCTGGGTTCGAAATTAAAATGTGTAGGGTGATATAATAGATCATGTTCGAGCAAGAAGATTATTTCCGTATCGCACTCCTCGACACCCTTTAAAATCTGCTTAAATATAGATTCATTAGATCGTCCGATGCTCATTACAATATTTTGTCCAAAGTCTATTGGTTTCTGAGACACTGATACGATAGGAAGATTATATATATCTGCGCAACGCTGTATCTGCTGCCTACATGTATTTAATATACTCTCACTGCCGTGATTATCAGTATAGTAGACTAAGCCTTTTGAGTTTGTTTTATTCATATCGTTTAAAATAATTCATCAATAACACCTACCGCAGAACCAAAATACGGCAGCGAACGTTTACGGTCCTTACTCGTTGCGCAAGTCATTCTCATGCCCTGTTCTGTTTTAATATTAACAATCGGCAACTCAGACGAAAATGTTTTAAAGTTTCTCCACTTGGGAAAAAAGTCTTTCTTTCTTAATTCCTTTGTCGTCCAACCTTTTACCCTCTCTTTTGTTAACCTACGTTTTATCCACTTGAGTAGATATTCTCTCCCTGCCACCTGCCCACATAGTGAATAATCCTTTCGCCAAAAACTTCCTTTCTGTAGTACGTAAAGATTAGTGTATCTATATGCCATGTCCATATCATCGGGTACGAAATCAAAGTAACCCACGGGTGGATATAAACAATCGGCTTCAGCCGTTGCTATCAGCGGAGTCGTAGCGGCCTCGCAACCAATTATTAACTGCTGATAGATATTTGCATCCGAGGTACCAACATCGCCGACGCAAATGTTATGACCAAAATCTATTGGTTTCTGTGATACAGAAATCAAAGGAGTATCTCCTATTATAGACAGTAGCCTTTGACGTATCTTCGCTTCAAACTCTTCGTTCTCACGATTAGATGTATAGTAAACAACAGTTATCATGGTTTCACCCAGAAAAAGCTATTTGGATGGTCCTTTGTTATATACCAAGGTGTGATATGATGCGCTATCGTATAAGCATCTACGGCAGTAATTACTCCGGTATAACCCACATGGGTATAATCATGCCCGGCAACGATTCCACCTTTCTTGACCTTCTTGCTCCACTCGATGACATCCCTCATCACGGAATCAAAATCATGCAACGCATCGATGTAAACAAAATCCAATGACTCGTCTTCAACGAACTCAGCTGCTTCCATGCTTTGCATTCTTTTAAAATCGATATTAAACCCTTTTAATCTCTGTTGAGCCTGAGTGTAATTCTTTGCATTTTGTTCATCACTAATAGGTGAATCTTTAGTCTCCTGCCAGGGATCGACGGCGATCAATCTTAGATCCTTATTGGCGGTACATAGTGTGGCAGAAAACTTACCCATCGCGGCTCCAACCTCTGCGCCGGAAGTAAATCCCAAGTCTGCAAATAATACTGCCAGATCCGAACGTTTTAAATCACCGCCTCTGTTCGTAAAAGGCAAACTGCCCTTGCGGCGTATGCTAAATCTTTTTTGAATTAATTTATTCATATTATTTAAACCAAAACCACGATGGATATCCTTCTTTATCTTCAAGAACATTCTTGTCGGTTATAAACCAAGGATTTATTTTATGTATGGCAGTGAAGTGATTAACCGCTGCGGTTACCCTTGGCCTTTTACCTCTACTGTCGTTTCTATAACCGTAATCGTGACCGGATATAATACCACCGGGACGAACTTTCCGCTCGTACATTATTATATCCATCATTGCAAATCTATATGAGTGATCTCCGTCGATATAAACAAAATCAAGGGAATTATCTGCTATATGCGATACCGCCTGTTCACTAAACATTTCTAAAAACTCAACGTCCCGCCCTTTCAGTCTATCGTGAGCCTGATCTTTATACTTTTGAAACACATCGACCGGCCAGGATTGACAACCAAAGGGATGATCTTTATACGGCTCAACGAGATACAGACTTAACCCTGGTATCTGATTGAATAACTCAGCCGCATTTCTACCTCGTTGAACACCGATCTCACACCCTTTAGTAAACCCCAGGTTAGCAAATAAAGTATAGAGTTTTCGTCGATTAATATCTTTCAAAACCTTTTGTCCTTTATCACCCATTAGAACATAATTTTCAGTCACGTACTTTACTCCGTCCATTATCGTCTCCTTTTAATTCCGTCTGTATAAGCGTTTATAACACTAATCATAGGGCTAACTATATATAAAAGTTTTAAACGTCATCACCGGTCTGTTTGACCCCTTCATTAAACTATTTATAACATATCGTACATTCATTTATTTATCCAGCTCAAAATGTTCCATCAACCAAGAAAATCTTCTTACTTGTTTACTCCAGCGATCATTCGTCCAGAAATCAATTGCAAACGCTTGGGATTTCTTTTTCTCCTCGGACATATTTTTAATCGCTGATGACCCCGGCTTGCTCCAGTGGGCATACCAAGTATTACGATCGAGTATACACTTACCACCGGATAGCCACGACTTCAGACACACCTCCTGAGCTTCTCTTCCCATCGAACCGTAATTAACATCGTCAAGACCACCGAGAGACAAAAATCTATCACGGAGCATAAACCAACATGAACCTTGGAATGTCATTAACTCAGGCAGGGTTTGTCCCTTTACTTTATCAGCATATTCAGGCCAGCGTTTACCTTTTAACGTCAGGGGATCAATTCGCTCAAACTCATAATACTTATCTTTCCGCTTCCATCGCTGGGCATCAAGTTCATAGCGAATAGGTACCAGAGTATAATCAGGTTTACAATCGGCCATAAGTTTCTGATCAAATCCTTCGTCGAGCATGCAGTGAGCATCAAGCTTCATCAAGTACTTACCTCTCGCTATAGCTGCACAGGAGTTAATCGCCGGACGCATACCCATTCGTTTACTATGATGTATGAGGGTAACGCTTGGATAATCTTCTATAGGAGGAGTGGGCCAGAACTCATCGAGATAGACTATGATCTCAATATTACTCTTTGCCTTAGCGAGAATATCATTCACCGTCGGTTGCAAAAACTGCTCATTACAAGCGGGTATTATTATGCTTATGTCTATCATTGTGCTGTCTATCATTTAAAACGGCCCCCGTTGATATTGGCCAGGCAGACGGCTGTGTGATGATTGTGATATAAGATAGCAAGGATATCCTTAAATTCCTCATCGCTCTTTATTTTTTCAAAGTCTAAGCTATCCATTATTGAAAAACCCCCCCGCTTATTGTTACACCGCTTGCGCCTGAGATTGTTGGGGTTGCTTCTTCACCTGGAATATCTCCAGGGCCGGTAAGTGTATAAATTTCTAAATTATCATAACGAACATCTTGTGTACCGGAGCAAGATGTACAATTTCCGGGGGAAGAGATACAATCTATTGGTGATGGAAGCGTTTTAAAATTCAAATCACTTACTGAAAATACCCGAAGATCATCAATTTCAATCCATGTTGAACCATCAGATGCTTCATTAGATGAACCAAAATCTATGTAGATCTCCATCTTGTGCCATGCATCATCATCATAGTCTATCGCGCCATAATACCAGTCGCCATACAGACTGTTGCCCCCATAAGCGTCCCTGATTACGAGTACAAAATTATCGTCATATTTTTTTGAGAGATAGTAATAATCTCCACCGCAGCCGATATAGATAATTTTGTTTCCGCCACCATCACTATTATACGAAGTTCCATCTTCCCATTGCTGATACCATCTAATATAGAAATACCTATTTTCAAAAACACCCAAATCAAAATTAGATAGATTGCCGTAATCTCTCGCGCCGTTACCCATAGCGGCATGAGGATTATTGGCAGAATAGGCATCGACTACCGCTGAATATGTACCAGCATAAGACGTATTGGATTGCGACATTTCAGCTTTAAATATATTCCAATACTCCAGATAACTTGTACCGTATTGATTTTCAAGAAAATGCTCTGAGAAAACAGTTGTTTCATAATCTTCAAAGAATATTCTGGTAGCACTAAATGCTTGTAGAGGTAAAAATAAAGTCAAGCTGTATATTAGTAGTATCTTTAAAAATTTCATCACGGCTCCCAAACTTGTACGTCATCAAAAGCATTAGTGTCGCTGGTATATGGCCCCACAAACCGTAATTTTATAGTCGCAAAATCACAGGTATCAACAGTACTATCTGTATAATCCGCAGCATCGCCATCGAAATCAGTGTCGCTTGTAGACATCCAAACTTTTACTTCCCCATCATCGTTCCCATCTGCTGTTTCTTCCTCAATGGAAACCCTAACATGTGTCCATGTGTCATTAGAAACGACAAGATCAGTTAGCACTGCATCACCGCCATTAGCGTTGACTCTTATTTCATGGCCAGACCAGAATTGAATCAAGTATGTATAATCAGAAGCATATCGAAATTGAAACATGGACGAAGTTGATGTGTCTGAACCTCTAAGCCAGAAATCAATAATAAACGTCGAATAGCTACCGCCTAAACCTTCTTCAAGATACACATCCGTATCGGCACCATATGCATAAAGCCCCTGAGATCCATTCTTGAAATGGTTTGCTGTAGTATCGGCGTCACACCACTCTCCGTTTGCGTCAACGTTTCCTGCGGTTTGTTCTGTACCCTGAGTGGCATCCCAATCAATACCAGCAGACTCAAAATCAAGGTCTATTAGATAAGACGTTCCAGCCGTTGCATTAGTCCAATCAGCAGTCCAATCGCCAATAGCGTCAAGTATATTAGCAGACGTATCAGCAATAGTACCTTCCGTATATTCACCGGCTGATATTGTTTCCCCATTAACGATTGCAGTAGAACTGGTACAATGGAAAACGCTTGCTGATCCTCTTGCCCCGGACAGATAGGTGAAGGTTAATGCTCCGGCTGTTGATGTGGTGGCTGTATGTGTATCGCACATATCACCATCATCGGTTGCCGTTACATTTTCAGAATAAGTGAATGTCCAATCATCACCGTCTGCTGATATTGAATCTAAAGTCGGTTTGGTTGTGTCACCACCACCAGCAGTTGGCATCCCCGAACAAACAACCAAAGGATTGAAAGCATAAGAAGTGGAAAATAAAAACCCAATAAATAATAATATCAGAAATATCTTTTTCATCATGGCGCACCCCCATCTGTAGGAATAGCACCCATGTAGCCAGTGACTTTCCATAATTCAGCCGCTATACACATCACGCAGACCATCGTGCCATCTACGTCAAGTTCATCGTTTGCGGTTAATGCTGCTGCATTAGCAGCAATGATAAACTGATTCGATTCATCATCTGATGTCATTTGGTATGCATCAGCAGCAGAGCTTACAAGAGCTACCCAGTTGCCTACATCAGCGGCAGCGTCACAGTAACCGGTTGGGATATTCGCTTTGCCTGTATCAGAGCCGTAATTAACCGCATTTACAGTTAGTGTTATAACACCACTTGCATCGGTTGTAAAAAGTGCCGGGCCGCTAACTGAATATGCCAATAAGTTTCCATCGCTGTCGATGCTTGCAACCTCATTATCACCCGAATCAAGAAACGAAACCTTATTGGCACCAACAGCATCGCCCATCTTCATTTCAATGTCAGTTCCGGCTCCCGCTTCAAGAGAGCCTGCGTAAGCATTGCCGATCAAACCTACCAACAATAAACTTCCCATTAATAATGTAAATAACTTTCTTTTCATCTTCATTCTTCCCCCTCCATTTAAAATACTATTTTATCATTGGTGCCTAACCCTATTATATCATTAGCCCCGAGTGTTATCGTCATTGGGTTGGCGGCAGGGGCACCACCACCTGAATAATAATTACCAACTACCATCCCACTATGAATAGTCGTAGGTGTACAAAAACATATCATGAATATTAATGCTATAAATAATTTCATTAGTCTACATCTCCGTTTACTCTATACCAGATTGTAAAATGTAAATAATCTGGAGTATCACTATCGTCGAAATCAAAAACAAGTATATGGCCATCTTCTATAGTTGCGTTTGTAATTGTAGACTGTGCATCATTCGTATACGGTCCCGCTCCTGTATCACACGTCTCGGCCTTAACCAACACCTCATTGCTTGAGCCGTCAGCATCATACTCTTCAATTCTAAAATCAACATCATCATCATCCGATATAGCATATATAGAAAGTATAACAATATCTGCGCCGGTATTATTCGTAAAGAAAGGCATATAATCACGGGCGTCCATTGTATCTGGTTCAGCCGCCGAAAATGGAATATTATATTCTGTTACGATCGCCCTTTGATTTGATCCATCGTAATGTCTTAGCCAGAAATCATCTGAATCCCAGCTTTGCTCCCCAGCAGCATCAACATCAGGATCAGTTCCATTTGGTATTTCGTCGCTAATAGCATCCCCTTTATCAACGGATGATGTTGCCTCGAAAAGTATTGGTTTTTTAAACTCAGTGCGACCATTAACGCCATCGAGTTGAATATGAGTAACTTCCGTGCCATCTTCCATCACCTGAAGATCCATAGTTCCATATTCGTGGTCTTCAGTCGTAGTCGGCATCCTAACATCAATCTTTGCAGATTCTTCATCTGCATCGTCTGCCCCGATGGCGGCAGAACTATAAAAAGTAAGACTTGGAGTAGCGGTTGTTCCCGGTCCATAATCTGCGAGTATAAGTGTTATCAAATCAGAAATTTCAAACCTATTTACTGACCAATTAGTAGGATCAACAATAATATCCATGCCAAGCAATTGATCAGTTACTACTGGCGTTGTATTTTTTGTATAGGTAATAATCTGTGCCTGTGTCTGCTCTGCCAAAGTCATTAGTTCTTCGGGAGTAAGATTAGCCAGCGGCGTTACTGCCCTGTCCGGAAAGAGCAGCTGATCAAGCTCATGCTGAAGCGCATTGGACGCAACCTCCTCAGTCATCTTAACAATAGGTCGAACATCTTTATCCTTTTCTGTTTTACACCCCAGCGGAAAAAACAATAAAGCAAATATAATTAATACTGTTGTCAATCTTTTCATTATACACTCCCTCATCCATCTATAAAATATATCTTTCCGTTAAACTTCGTCGTCATCTCGTTTGTCTGCGGTTCGGTATATCTGATAACCCAGTCATCCGTAATTGTTATATTTGTATTGTGCGGACCATGTATGGCATGTACACTTAAACACTCAGGAAAAAACCAGGCGTATTGTTTATCCATCGGGGGATATGCCTGAATCAAATCGTATTGAAGTTGACGAAAACGCGCCCGTAATACAAGAGCATAGTCATCGCAATCAAATACATCGGGTATGAATTTCATACCCTGCATACTGCACATTGCTTTAATCTTTTCAAACGTAAGTAGCGAAAGCAGCTTATAAGCCGGATCACGCAGTAAAATATCCATATCCAGCTTAGTATCAGCCAAGCCCGGAACCTCAGCTCTTAATTTCTTCTTAATTTCTTTTGTTGTAACTATCATCTAACTGCTCCCTGATACTGCACTTGTTTGAACCGTTGCTGATACCGCTGTTAGTCGACCTATAAGAGAATCACCTATATCCAAACTCGGACTATCACTTAGCGATATCGAACTTGATATACTCGCACTAATTGAAAGAGATATAGATGCAGATACACTTGCCGATGGACTAAGCGATACACTTGGTGATATACTTGCGCTTGGACTCTGACTTGATGATATACTTGCGCTGATGGAGCCTGAAGGACTAACACTTGAAGATATACTCGCCGATATAGAACTACTCGGAGATTGACTTGCTGATATAGATGCTGATATACTTGCACTGATAGAAGCCGATATACTTGGAGATATTGATGCTGAAACACTCGATGAAATAGATGCTGAAATACTTGCACTTATACTCGCTGATATCGAAGACGATATAGAACTACTTGGTGATATACTTGCGCTGATAGATGCAGATTCGCTCAATGAAATAGAAGCCGATATACTTGACGATATACTTGACGATATAGAACCTGACGCACTTGCAGATATAGATGCACTTGGACTCTGCGAGGATGATATACTTGATGATACGCTTGCAGATATACTTGAGCTGATAGATGCTGATACAGATGCACTTGGTGAAAGACTAATTGAAGGCGAAATCGAAGCCGATGGAGATACTGAACTTGAAATACTCGACGATACAGATGCGCTTATGCTTGCCGAGATTGAAGATGAAATAGATGCTGATATAGAACTACTGGGTGAAACACTTGCTGATATTGAACTCGATACACTTGCAGATATACTCGAGCTAACTGAACTGGATATACTTGCAGATGGTGTTTGTGATTGGCTTAAAGATATAGAACTTGACGGTGAACCAGACTCAGATATACTCGATGAAATAGATGCACTGATTGAACTACTTGGAGATTCACTTGCTGATATAGAAGCCGATATACTCGAGCTGATAGAACTTGATATACTTGCCGATTCACTTGCTGAAATACTTGCAGACAAACTCGCCGATATAGAACTTGATATAGATGCGCTTGGACTAACGCTTGACGATATCGAAGCTGATATACTTAGACTTATGCTCGCTGAAGGTGAAACACTCTCCGATATACTTGAGCTGATACTTGAACTGACAGAAGACGAAGGTGAAGCACTTGATGAAATGCTTGCGCTTATAGAAGATGATGGGCTTAATGATACACTTGCCGATAACGAAGGCGATATAGATGCACTGGGTGAAACCGAAGACGATACCGAAGATGAAATACTTGCACTAATACTCGATGATATACTTGCACTGGGTGATTGACTTAATGATATACTTGCACTGATAGAAGCAGAAATACTTGCAGAAATACTTGCAGATATAGACGATGAAATAGAAGCACTGGGTGATACGCTTGAGCTGATTGAAGATGATAACGAAGATGATATACTGGATGATATAGAACTTGATATACTGGATGATATAGAACTTGATATACTGGGTGATATACTCGGCGATATACTTGGACTTACAGAAGATGAAGGAGATTCACTCGCTGATATCGAAGATGATATAGAACTACTCGGTGTTTGTGATTGACTTGCACTGATAGATGCCGATGGCGAGCCAGACTCAGATATGCTTGATGAAATACTCGCCGATATAGAACTTGAAGGTGACTCGCTTGCGCTTATACTTGCTGATATCGAACTACTCGGGGATACGCTTGATGATATCGAACTTGAAATAGAAGCCGATACACTTGCCGATACACTTGGTGATATAGAAGCCGAAGGACTTTGACTTGCAGATATACTTGCTGAAATAGAAGCCGATACACTTGCTGAAATAGAAGATGATGGGCTTAATGAAATACTTGGTGAAACAGATGCTGATAATGAACTGGATATACTTGAACTGATAGATGCTGATATAGAGCTACTCGGAGATACACTTGCCGACAACGAACCCGATACAGAAGAACTTATACTCGCTGATATAGACGCAGATGGAGATTGACTTGATGATATAGAAGCCGATATACTCGGTGATATAGATGATGATATAGAACTTGAAGGTGACTCGCTTGCTGATATAGAACTTGATATACTTGCTGATGGACTAAGCGAAACGCTTGGCGATATACTCGCGCTTATACTTGCTGATATAGAACTTGAAGGAGATTCACTCGCCGATACAGAAGATGATATACTGGCTGATATACTTGGCGAAACAGATAATGATATACTCGATGATATACTTGCTGATATACTTGCTGATATACTTGCTGATATACTTGCTGATATACTTGCTGATATACTTGCTGATATACTTGCTGATATTGAAGACGATGGGCTTGGAGTAGATGACCCGAACTCATCAAGAAGTATTTCGTCAAGGCTGTCCAGCAGGTTCTCCCCACGTTCACCCTTTAATCCCTCGGCTGTTTCAGGGCTTGGACTACTCGATATAGAACTACTTGGCGACTGTGATGCCGATGAGCTTAGTGATATACTTGACGATGGTGTCTGTGATTGGCTTGCGCTTATTGAACTTGAAGGTGACTCGCTCGGTGAAACACTTGCACTTATAGAACTTGATATACTGGCACTAATTGATGCCGATATACTTGACGAAACACTTGGCGATATAGAACTCGATACAGAACCGGATATACTGGCACTTATAGATGCGGATACAGAACCAGATATACTGGGTGATATACTTGGCGAAACAGATGCAGATACCGTTGCTGATTGGCTTGAACTGACAGACGCTGAAGGTGACTGACTTGATGAAACGCTTGGCGATACACTTGCGCTTGGTGTTTGCGATTGACTTGCTGAGATGCTTGCGCTGGGTGAACCACTCTCGGACACACTCGACGATGAACTCGCTGAGATAGAACTACTTGGACTCTGACTTGAGGATATAGAACTTGATATACTTGATGAAATAGATGCACTTATAGAACTTGAAGGCGACTGCGATGCAGATATACTCGAGCTAATTGACGATGAAACCGAACTTGAAGGACTCTGTGACGCACTGATAGACCCTGATATACTTGCACTAATAGAACTACTTGGCGAAACACTTGCACTTATTGAACTTGACACGCTTGCAGATATTGAACTACTTGGTGATTGACTTGAACTAATGCTTGTCGATATTGAACTTGAAATTGAACTTGATATACTTGATGATATTGAACTACTGGGCGATACGCTTTCAGATACACTTGATGAGATAGATGCGCTTAACGACGATGATGGCGATTGACTTGCAGATATAGAAGCCGATGGGCTTAAACTTATAGAACTACTGGGAGATTCAGATGCAGATATAGAAGCTGAAACGCTCAATGATATACTTGCACTTATAGAACTTGAAGGCGACTCACTTGCTGATATAGAACTTGATATACTTGCTGATATAGAACTTGATGGTGACTCACTTGCGCTTATTGAAGAAGATATACTTGCAGATATAGATGTTGAAATAGAACTTGAAATACTTGCACTGATTGAGGACGATACACTTGAGCTTATAGAAACAGATATACTCGCACTAATAGAACTACTGGGCGATTGGCTTGGAGATACACTTGAGCTAATAGATGCCGATATTGAACTTGAAGGACTTACGCTTGGAGACAATGAAGGCGATATACTCAGGCTTTCACTCAGTGATATTGAACTACTGGGAGAAACACTTGCGCTAATTGAACTTGATGGACTTTGACTGGCTGATATAGAACTTGATATACTTAAACTAATTGAAGCGGATATACTCGCCGATATAGAACTACTCGGAGATTGACTTGCTGATATAGATGCAGATATACTTGGTGAACCGCTCTCGCTTGTACTTGACGATATAGAACTGGATATACTTGACGATGGAGATTGGCTCGCGCTTGGACTTAGTGATATAGAACTACTAATTGATGCTGATTCTGAACTACTCGGCGATTGACTTGAGCTTATTGAACTACTAAGACTCGCGCTGATAGAACTTGATGGGCTTAGTGATATACTTGATGACCCACTCAATGATATAGAGCTACTTGGTGAAGATGAAGGGCTTAGTGATATACTACTTGATTCTGAACTACTCGGCGATTGACTTGAGCTTATTGAACTACTCGGGCTTAAACTTATACTCGACGATGAACTCGCTGAGATAGAACTACTTGGACTCTGACTTGAGGATATAGAACTTGATATACTTGATGAAATAGATGCAGATATACTCGGACTTTCAGAACTACTCGGAGATATTGAAGGTGAAGCCGAACCGGATATACTTGCACTAATAGATGACGAGGGTGAAACGCTTGCGCTAATCGAACCGGATATACTTGCTGAAATAGATGCGCTGGGCGATTGTGAAGGTGAAGCCGAACCGGATATACTTGCACTAATAGAAGCAGATATAGAACTACTTGGAGATTGGCTTGACGAAATACTTGAGCTAATTGAGCTGGATATACTTGCTGAGATCGATGATGAAGGTGACTGACTTGCTGATGGACTTAAACTAATACTTGCTGATATAGACGACGATATACTTGGACTAATGCTTGCGCCACTATTTACAAGCTGCCACACAGTAGAACTCGTAACATCCCCCGCCTGTGATATCACTATTCTTTGAGTGCCGTCTACGACTGCAACCCCTGTCGAACTACCCGTTACAGCTTCTCCATCAACAAACTCGCCGATTTGCTCCGTAAGATATAAAACACCAGCCGCATCATTACCTCCCCATGTGCCAGATGTAAGTGTGTGTGAAATTATTGTAGCTGTCGCACCGCTGCTACCCCCGGTTAAAGTTTCAGTGTCAGTAAAATCAACAGACCCAGCATCATAATCCATCAACCTCGAAAACTGGTAATCTGTTCCTGGTGTTTTCTCGACAGTGTTGATATAGAGAATGGGCTCCTCCATATCTGTCCAATCCCAAAAGACGACAGTAGGCGAAACCCTTATACTGTCCCAATATATGGTTTGATCGTAAGCCATCTATCCCTCAGTGTTCCATGCGCCAGAAGAATCTAAGCCGCCATTGCTAATATTTATAGTATCAGTTAAGTCAAGTTTCCACTGTCCATTTGATGTGTCAATCTCTACACCTCCCGGATCATCAAAATAAGCATCTATATCTATTATGGTCTGTGCGTCAGAACCGGCTATAAACGATTTTGCAAACATCATGCACCAGTTAATGTCGCCTGAGAAATCCCAAGACCCCCCTTCAAAGTTCCCAAAAATAATACTGTAGACCACCGCTCTGAAGTTTGCTGCTGTTGATAGCGCGGTTGCAGACCCTAGCTCATATGTAGTCCCGCTATTTGTCCGTGCAAACATCCTTAAAGATGTTCCAGTACACACACAAGCTAAATCAATAGTTGTTGCAGAAGTCATTGCAAGAGTTTCTGTTTTATCAGTTCTATCATCTACCATTGTAAGTCCATTTTGAACAGACATCTGCACCTGGTTCGCAGTAGGGATACCAATAAAAAAAGACCCAGCAGGAGAATTAAGCCATTGGCTTACTATCATGTCTGTGGCCTCACTATCAGGCCTGAATTGTACCATAATGGTCAGTTCGTCTTGTAGTGGCAAGTCTTTAAAGTTAGTATCACATGGTTTTGTCGTAGCCCCAGAGAATGTCAACCCTGTAGTGCCATTCCACGATGCACCAGCTCCCAACGTACTCTTTATACCGGATATCTTTTCAACCGGCCCCCCGCTACCTTCATCCATTGCCCACCATGCAAAAAGATTATCCTCATACATTGGAGAGCTTTCCTGAGCAACAACGACTGTTTCATCAGGGAACCCAACTGCCGGGTATCCGTGCGAATGACCACAGAACCAAGCAGCCCATTCTTCTGTATCTACTGTATATAGATCAATGCCACTTATATAACGTGGATATGTTTCTGAAGTTATACTTTCATCAGTTTCACGAGTTGTGTTCGCTCTACATTGATGTGTGAGAACAAATGCTGTTTGTGAATCCGTTGCAGCATCATCCAATTCGGAAAGTAAAAAATCAGCAGCAGTAGAACTGGCTCCATATCCAGCACTATCGACATCGCTTGATATAAAAATAAATCTACAATTACCAAGCTCTACGGAATAATAGACATTAGCTTTTTTAGTGCCGTCATACCCAAGTTGATCTTCAAAGCCACTACCACCAGCCTCAGCATCAAGCACATCATGATTGCCTGCAAGTTCATACCAATTTGCAGCAGCAATATCAGAAGTACCCCTAATCCCTCTATAATCAGAAGCACCAACACCATAGTCAGCAGCCGTATCGTCTATAACATCACCAAGCACAAACACATAATCGATATCCCCCATGTCAGTGGAATCGTCCATGTCGTTTATGGCGGCTGTAAATGCATTAGCACTTGTAGCCGTTTCAATATGTAAGTCAGACAGAATAGCTATTTTAATGCTTGATCCTGAATAGGAATAAGCTAAATGTATTGTTGTTTCAAGTGGGGTAAGCCAGCTTTCTGAATCCGCGTTCCTATATTTTACTGTAGCTGTATCACTACCATTCGTTAATTCAAGCACAGTGTATGTTATTGAAGCATCTATAAGCGGAAACACTGAACTGACATCGATATACTTACGCTCTTTAATATAATGATCTTTTAATTGTTTACCGATGGCCAAGCGTTTTGTTGGAGTATAATATCTAATATCAGGGTTGCTTGATATTGTAAATTCATCAATGGCTCCCATACCACCAAAGGTTGAATCACCCTCCCAGCCTAAAAGCTCCATATAAGTTTGAATCGCTCCTGATGTCCAAGATCCAATATCATATAATCGAGATGTTTGTGCTATTAAAACACCATTCCGTATCACGCCCATATTGTGCATACAACCCTCTGGAGTGGCATCGTTATAACAAACCAACTCAATATAGTCCCATTCATCTTCAATCATATTGTGATTTGCTGGTGGCATCCGTACTGAGTGTTCTCCAGAACCAGACACATGCCCTGTGTTGTCTGATATCATAAACTCACAACTGCCTTTTGCGGGTCTGCCAAACCAGAATGCGATTTCACCTGTTCCATAGCTAGACACGTTAGTAGATACGATATGACGGAAAAAACCTATGGCGTTACTTTGAGGATTAAACCCCGTCGCCATATAAAAAAAACCAATATGAAAATTGCTAATTACTATATTACTGGCTGTTAGGAACTTGATAACATCTGAGTTTGAAGTTGATTCAATTGCGCCATAGGCCCCACCATCATATCCATCATAACGATTTAGCCCCACATCTGTAATCGTTATTGTCGCTGTCCCGTCTGATTCGTTTGCTGTTTGGTCGCCTGAGCCTGAATAATCACAATCCCAATAAAACGATAAATCAGTATCCTCGGTAGGATCTGAATAATCAACGCTGTCTACGACCATAGTACCTGGATATTGTTTACCCCCTGTGCGATCCGCTGAGTCAAACACCCATGTGCAGACCATTTCGCCACCATAAGTTGTACCATTATTCCAACGAAAGCTTAATGAATCTTCAAATACAACATATTGAGAAAGATCAACTGTTCCTTTATTGTGGTCATAGCGATTAACGCCAATTACGTCACACTCCGTAGAAAGAATACCTATATAATCAGCATCGTTATATTCTCCACTAATAAATGTAGTACCATCAATAGAACACTCAGAATTATTCCTTTCTCTAAGTGTGCGCTCAACCACTGCTGTGCTTACTTTCATGAAACACAAGCCATTGCTTGCAGAAGTTGAGAGTGTTATAGCGGCAGATGTATTAAAATCAACATATTGCGTTATCTTGTCTGATTCAAATGTGAATATTACTGTTGAGGGGGCTCCATTTGTAAGTGCCCCTTGCGCTGACGTTTCATAAGCACCAGATATTGAGATTATTATTCTTGCTATGCTATTTTCTATTATTGTAATCGTTCTTCCAGCGTCGTAAGCTAATGCATATGTTCCAGCGGCAGTTACAATTTTAGATCCAAAAGTGTACCATATAGCATAAGGGGTATTGGGATCACAAACCGAACCTAAATAATCATCTGTATGTTCAGAGTTTTCATATATTCTTACCTTATACCCATCGCAAGATATTTCCCAGTAATCATTCCCGTTGGGTATTGTAATACTCATGTCGTGTAGTGCCATTATATTATCCTATCCATTCGGTATCACTGGTATATATAAATATCCAAAAGCAAACTGTATACTATAGGCATCATCCGTATAATCATCAGAGTAATACATCTCGTACTTACCACCGTCGATCATAAACATAGGCCTTAACTCTGTTGCCTGCGCGTAACCGGAGCCAGCTTTAACATTGGTCACGAGTATATCTTCTATATCTTCGTCCACGGACTTGACAAAAATAGAATGCTTCGCAGTAGGCCCGGTAATAGCTAAAATATGGGCAGTCGTGAGAATAGACCAATAAGTATTTACAATATAAACATCCTGAGTACTATATATTAAAAACATACAGTCCTTTATTCAACGACGGACCAACAAGATACAACTAATCCCCAATAAATACCAGTAACGTTCGGCATCGAGAACTCAATAGTATCACCACGAAAAAACGTAAGTAACTCTGAGTTCATCGTCCATATCTGATTCTGCACATTCGTTAATGCAGACGCTACGACAGAAAGCAGAAGTATATCATATGCGCTACCAGCGACCATACTCATATTGCCAGTAAAATACTCAACGCTTGGGTGTGTAACCGATAGTGTCAATCGTATATCCGCGAGCATAAAATCAAACTCAGGAGCAAACGACTCATCCATGATCGTAGCGCCGGTGGCAAAGAATTGATAAAACTTATCTCGCGCATTCGGTAATTCCTTATTTGTAAATGCCATTCTGATCTCCTCTTAGTTCCCTGGGATTAAACTACCCAGGAATGTAAATAAATCCGCCATCGTCCCGGTCGAAGCCGCTGCTGCGATCAGCACCACCGTTATAGAAGTAACCGCGACAATTAATATCTGTTTAGTCTTTGGTTGTAGTTCTTTAAACCCCATTTGTTTTCTCCTCTTCGCTTAATTCCTTACCTATGATTGATAGCTCTATATCGCCTTGGAGTATCAATACTTTATTACCCGGGAATTGCTTTTCAAGTTCTTTACGGAAATGGCCCCAATGCACATTATCATATTGTATATCGTCTTTTAGATTTACAACAAGACGATCATCTGGTTTGAGATTGACCCTTGCTATGTCTTGAATTATAAAGTTATTAAGCTCGCACCAATCAGGTACTCCTGCTATGCCTTCGCCAACACTGAACTTCCGGCCTACTTTCTTGCACTTATCAGGCCGACCGAACGCATCTATCGTCCTATAAAAACAATCGTTGCAGTCATCTATACTTAGTATTTTACTCATTGCACATGCACCCTGACCCTTGCTTGCTTCTTAACCGACAGCCCCGACAATTTATTAAACCCGCCGGACGTACTATCCGCCTCATCCGTTACTGACCCAATCTTACAATCTTCCAACGAGTCGAGATAATCCTTAGTCCATGGCCTATTAAGTACCGCAACATTATTATGCTCACACTGGGCTATAAATGGCTCAAGTCGTACCTCTTTTGCCCCCGTGGGACGATCTGCGAAGGAAACGAAACCAAGTAGCGTCTTACGTAGCGTATTCTCTGCGGATTCTTTTCCGCCCGAACCCGGCTCCTGCTCAACACCGACCTCGACTTCAACGCCGTCGAGTATTGCCGTCTGTCTAATCTTTTGCTCACGTTTACCACTGCCCCACTTACCAACGATACAGTCGAGTACGATCACTCCGTATTCGCATTCGTCTGACATGAATGCCATTAGCACCCCTGCGGTGCTACTTGCAGACTTATCTAACGATATAGCCTTATCCCAGTAGCGCACTAACTTAGTTATATGCCGGTCGTTATAACCGTCTACGACTTTAATCATCCCGACGGGAATAAGCTCACCGCCACGTACGTTCGGTCGTTGCTGATGTTGACCGGAGATTGCCCATTTGGTCATCCGGCCTTCACGAGTATTTAGCTTCGAGACCGGCCAACGATGCTGATCGAGGGCTTCGCCTTCTCTTGTACGAGGGTCTTTAAATTTAAGAGGAGTTTGAGTCGGGTTTGGATGATCTTTCTCATATCGTGCGGGTAGACACAAATGAACGAAATGTTTTATCTGTTTGAGTTTTACCTTCTCGAGTAGATGGCCGGTGATATCACGTTTGCCCGTCCGCTGCATAACGCCGATGAATGCTCCCGACTCCTCATCATTTAGACGAGTAGACATGGAATCATCCCAGGTGTCAATCACTTGCTCCCGTTTTACATCCGACTCTACCTCAGTGACGTTATGAAGATCATCTCCGATTATTCTATCTCCACCTTCGCCGGTACCAAGGCCGCGAATACTCGTCGCAATCATATACCCTGTGTGGTCATTTTCATATCTCATCTTTTGGTTCTGATCAGATGATATACGAAAACGGTCGCCCCAATTTCGTTTATACCAAGGTGATTCTATAATACGTCGGCGCTTTATGCTATCCCTGGTGGATAACCCTTGTGCATATGATGTTATAAGGTACGATAACTCAGGTAGGTTCTGCGGTCCCCATTCCCAACAGGGCCAGAACACACCTACGATTAATGATTTTGTACTCCTGGGTGGAATGTTTATCCAAAGGTAATTTATAAGCGCGAGGGTTAAATCAGCTTCATAACGAAACCCATGACGTTCCTGACCGTGCAAGCCTGATTTAAAAATATACGTATTGGTCACGGCCTGTAGATGTTGACACATAGCGTCCATATGCCAATTCCAGACAAGAGGCTTACGATTCTCTACTATAGACCAAGCGCCTTTAATGAATGCTCGTAGACTCTTCTCCGCCAGTACTTTTTCTACTATTGGCATTGGGGTCTGTGGCATCACCGCCGTGAGTTGCTTTAGCGAGTAGTCGTCTAAGTTCTGCGAGTTCAATTGCGTCAAGATTTCTCACCGATGTCTCAAAATTAATGCTCTCGATTATACCGCTCTGTGCTCCAGTTGATGCACCTTGGAAATTCTGATCCTGCGCACTTAGTCTCATGCCATGATACGCACCAAGTGCTTTTAACGCTTCCATCTTGTTATACCGGGTTATACGCTTGATCACTGCTGTATGTACCTCAGCTACGGGCGGCGGAGTGGCACCGTTACCATTATTTGGCTTTCCGTCTCGTCTTGTACGGCCTGATGTGCCATTGCCATTGCCGCCCAGCAGTTGAGGCTTATTACGTTTATATCTCTTATCTGTTGGTTTAACTCCCGTGAACTCTATATCAGCGAGGGCTGCAAGTTCGTCGTCGTTATATTCAAGCAACCCCTTCTGTATGCCATCTTTATCAACCATACATCGTGGAGAAAAGAATGCTATACGCTCTAACTCCTGTATGATACGTTCCTGGCTGGATAAGATTTTATTCCTACGCTCGGTTAACATATAGGTGATATACTGCTGTACCTGGGGGAGATCATATAATTCACGGCCCATTATCCAAGCAGATTTATCAGTATAACCAGTACGTTGCGCAGCATTATGTTTAGATAGGTCTAATAGATACTCATCAGCGAATCTCTGTTGCTTTCGGGTAAGTCTTTTCACCAGCGTATATACCGGATCTTCTGATAACGGGGGCGTATATTGTTTTCTGCCTACTCTTTGTTTAATCTTTGTCATCTGTTCTTTTCTTTTCGTTATGATTAAGTTTAGACTCTAATATATATTATACTTAGTAGTTAAATATATAAAAAACTATTGATCTATTTTATTTTATTTTTCATACCGAATCTATATAGTTGTGATTATTAAACATCGGGGTTTAATTTTAATCCGCCTTTGATTTTACAAACTTTATTACCTTTATTTCCTTTATATGGCAGTTAAAAGCCCAAAGAGGCTGCTGATGAGGTTTAAATCGATTATCTATAGTTATATATGCGGGAGGTCTCGATAGGGATAACCGATTGATCTTATTGCTCTTTTTATAACCCCTTGAGATCATTGCGGATCAGGCTCAAGAAAAGGCTCTTATATAAGGCTTATAACCTATTGATCTTATTAGATATATGTCCAAAAAGGGCTGATAGCCCCAGAAACGGGCAAATCTGCGGGTTTTGGCCCTTTTGAGATCAAATCCGTCTGTCTTATAACTTATTAAGATCATTATCAATCTCGTCCCAGGGCCAAAAAAAATGCTATATTACAGCCTTTACTTTCTTTATTTTCTTGATTTTCTTTATATTAAAGCCTATATTACAGATGTATTACAGATGTATTAAGAACATAGTTCATCGGGTCGATCGGACAGGGATCAAGAGGGATCGACTTAAAAAACAAAGATACCGACCGATGATAATAGGAGGCAGGGAAAAAACTTCTGGGCATGGAGATCGAAAAGGTACCGGAACCAGTTTATCGCAGAGCAAGATGTTAAGCTGAGCAAGACCGACCGACCAGATGAGTTTAGTAGATTTAATCTTACCCCTGCGACATTCAGGAATGGTTCCTGGGTAGTCAGTTGACAAACATCTGAAACACATTAAATGCGTACCGCCGAGTAAACGGCAAGATGCAACTGACGACAATACGGAAAGAACAATCGACGATATCCCGGACAGTGATTGAAGTTAATATACATCGCCGTGCGTATATAAACATCTTAGGATGTAAAAAGATTTGTTCATAGGCCTGAAGGAAAAGGCACTTGTGCCCAATACAGTAAGGTTTTAGAATCTATATACTCATAGTGGATATCCAACCGCGCTGAAAATACTAAGTAAGCGACGCGATGATTACACATATTAGTTATTGTTTTATGTTGCGGGCTGAACAATCTGTTTGGCCCAATACACAAGGCAGTAAACAACTAACCTATATAATTTGGATCGCCACTTGTAATGATGAATAGAAAAACCCAAGAGCATACAGAGCTGCCAAGATACGCGGCATGGCAACCTGACGAATGCGGTAAAAACAACGTAGTAGAAACAAACAACGATGTGGAATATCTTAAAGATAAATATAACACAGATACAATATTTAAAATAAGGAGATAATGAAATGATGAAATTAGATAGATTTTTTGAACCCGAGTATCAATATTATAAATATGGTGATCCGCGAGGCGCAGCCAGAAGATTAATCGAAGCGATTGAAGACCTCAAAGACACAATTGCAATATCTAAAATTGATTGCGGCGACGCTCTTTGGCCAGGCATGAAAGCAAATTTAAAACAAGATGTACTTAACCTTTTAAAATAAGGAGATACGCGATGAAACTTTGTTATACTTATTGCAGCGCGAAAGGATTTGAACAATACAATCAATATGGATTTCCTGAGATAAGAATATACGAGTTACAGACAGATCGTAACGGCGAATATCTTGGACGCGAAATAATTACATTCCGAGGTCAAGTCGATATCAAGCAGTATAGACCCTATGACATCCAGGCAAAGATATACATGACCTTTCACCTGCCGGTGGCTACGAGATTATTGAACGCATGGCATAAAATTAATACCGATTATAAAACAGGAACAAGGATTGAAGATTATAAAGCAGTCGTCAAACTACTCAGGAAGAAAAAGATTCCACGCTACGTCAATACCGGATGGCTCGACGGCAATATCCCAGCAGGCAAGTGCACATGGATACCTTACGAACACAAACGGCATCCTGAGTTATATCTTGCAACTTTAGAATCAGGAATGAAACTTAAAAAATAATCAAGGTGTGAAATAACACATCATTATAAACCCAACTAATAAAGGAGAACAATCATGAAACAATTTAGATTTAACAACGCTTATGAGCAAGTACACGAATACGATGAAGACCATCAAGCATATTTCTTTTGCGGAACCTATCTCTATTATGGTATTAAAAAGGAAATGAGCTACAAACAAAAATGCCATGAAGTTATAAGCGATAGAGAAGCGTGTGATTAATTTTAAAATTTACGTAGTATATACCTATAACTATTAGAGAAAACAAACAACAACTAAATAAAGGAGAACGAGATGAAAAAGGTCAAATTCAACGAAGTAGACACCGATCACTGCTGTAAAGAATGCAAGCGCCCGCTGAAGAAAAACGTAATCAGCAGGATGGGCAACCAGGTATATCTTTGCTACAATTGCTTCCGCGCAGCCAATGCAAAAAATGTTACCGTAACAGCCCGCGAGGCTCGTACGGGGGCAAAGCCCGGACGCAAGAAGGGACAGTACGGACTTGGCATCTAACGGTCGAAACGCTCCTTAGTAATAAGGGGCGTCTATCTATACCAGCTATATAGATACTGATGAGATAAGCTAATTGAAATTAACGATAAATAAAAGGAGATCAAAAATGGGAAAAATTAAAGTATTAAGAGAAGATTCAGATCCTGGAAAAAACCTTAATGAAGTAGAAAACCTGATGAGAGAAAAAGGCATAACTTTAACTTCCTACGGTGGCAATGGATTTACTATTTCTTTTGAATCGCATAGCGGAGAATATTGGGTTGAGGAAGAATACGGACAGCGATCTACTTCGTTTCCTCGTATGACAGACGGTGAAAGGCTTATAAAACGACAATAAATACTAAAGAAAGGAGATCAAAGATGGAAATAAAAATTCAAATAAGAGGTAGAGTTTTTGCCCTTAGTATCGGACATCGGACAAAATGGTTTCGCCAAATGTATCTTTTTCATTTAGTTGAAGAATGGTATGAAGATCTTGAATGTGTTTATGCAAAGTCAATCTGGCACTTTTGGACCGGTAGGAGATATAAACTATGACCCCTTGCATAGACCGCACAGCATTAGAAACATTATTCACCTGCGTAGAAAACGATGGCCGACACGGAACAATCATATTGACCCATGATCAGTGTTTATCCCGTATCTATTACCACTCTCTTGGGTGTAGCGTAGAATGCACAAAAGCAAAACGTATGTTCAGCGGTGATAAACGATATGAAGTAAAAGCATTCGATATGGAATTTGTGCGCCGGGTACTTTGGCCACATAGATACAGAACACGAAGACGAAGACGTAAAGAATAAACCATTTAAAAAGGAGGAGCGGCCATGGATGAACATGAATTACAATTCAGCCCCGCACATTATACCCACGATGGCCAGCACCTACAGTATAAAATCATAGGCCACAGAGGCGAATATGTAATCAGACAATATGATAAGGCCTGGTATGCGATACAGTTATTCTCTGCCATAGGCTGTATCGCAGGTAAGGGGCCAACCAAAGAGGCAGCATTCTACGATGCTGAACAGGAGGTGAAATAATGGGAAGAATAAGAATCGAAATCATTTGCGATAAATGTGCAAGTCAATATGTTAAAAAAGAAGCAAACGTAATATGGAATTCCAATACGCAACGATGGGAATTACTTTCAATAAGCGATCATGCTTTCTGCGCAAATTGTGGATGGGGTATTACATTAAGAAAAATAAAGGAGGTGGAATGAAGCGCCCCGCCATAGTTTATAATCTAATCGCGTGGAATCCTTCTGCACCGGGATTCCCTACCGTCGGACGTATCATATCAGAAGGGCAAGCGCAAAGTTTAATAATCGCAGGCTACATAGTTAATATACGACAATCTAAACCATCAGAGATAAAAAAGGAGACAAAATGAAAAAATATGAATTAGTTCTCACAGACACAAAGAATTTCTTTGGCATAAAATTAACAAGGATCAGAGCAATAAGAGCATTTGCATCAATAAAAAAAGGTGACCTCGGAGGCTATATTCAAAGCAAAAATAACCTTACTCAGGTATCTGGAAACGCTTGGGTATCTGGAAACGCTCGGGTATATGGAAACGCTCGGGTATATGGAGACGCCCAGGTATCTGGAGACGCTTGGGTATATGGAAACGCTCGGGTATATGGAAATGCCCAGGTATATGGAGACGCTTGGGTATATGGAGGCGCCCAGGTATATGGAAACGCCCAGGTATATGGAAACGCTCGGGTATCTGGAAACGCTTGGGTATCTGGAAACGCTCGGGTATATGGAGGCGCCCAGGTATCTGGAGACGCCCAGGTATATGATTTTAAATTAATTAATATCATTGGCTTTAAATATAATATCACTATATCCGATATTCATATTCAAATAGGCTGCGGTATGAAAACAATCGAAGAATGGCGTGCTATGCCGGATAAAGAAGCCGAGAAATATGATGCGCTAAGCTGGTGGAAAACATTCAAAAATATACTTTTTAATATCGTTGATAATAGAGAAAGACTATAAACTAAGACTATAAAAGGAGACTGACATGGGAAGAGAAATAAAAAGAGTGCCAATGGATTTTGATTGGCCAATGGATAAGGTGTGGCCAGGATATATGTTGAGTATATGCGGAGATATGGAATATATTGAAAAAGATGACGATAAGAGATGTCTTTTGTGCCGCAAGTGGGGAAAAATAATGGGGCTTATTGAGGAACACGAATGCCCACAAATCCCAAACACAGCGCCGCCAAGTGGTGACGGATATCAAATGTGGGAAACCTGTTCTGAGGGTAGCCCACAATCTCCTGTATTTGCCGAGCCTGAAGAACTTGCGAAATGGCTTGCTGATACCGGGGCAAGTTCTTTTGGAAGCCAAACAGCAACATATGAACAATGGTTAGGCATGATTGAAGGGCCAGGGTGGGCGCCATCTGCCGTAATGGATAACAAGGGTTTTAGAAGTGGCGTTGAAGGAATGAACGAAAAAGCAAACAAAAAATAAAAGGAGAAATAATATGGGAAGCTTGTCGTTTACAACATTTTTATTCATTTCCTGCGGTACGTTCGCAGCACTTGGATTCGTGTGCGGCCTAATCGTAGGCGGAGCAGTTATATACAATATGGCACGAAAGGAGAACTAACATGATTAAAAAAGAAGTATTAAAACGCATTGAAGGCCTAAACGAAAAAACCCAAAAAGATGTCGTATGCGCCTTAGTCGGCCATAGCCACATCGTCGGTGTATGTTTTGGACAAGTAACCTGCGCGCGCTGTGATGCTATAATCGGTGATACCTTAACAGGATGCTATGATCTTTCAGATAAAGTAATAATGAAACACGAATGCAAAGAATGCAAAGCAAATTATAAAGGTATGAAATGGCAAGATAAGTTGTTAACTCCTAATCCATTTAAAAAGGAGAACTAACATGAGCATCGAACAGATATACAAAGAATATACACCGCTGATGAAATCAAGAGCGTATCAATGGGCGCAACCCGGACGAATCGGTCTCGAATACGACGACTTGATATCCATCGGCAATGATGTCTTCCTTTCCTGTTATGACCGGTGGGAAAAACATCGTGCTACATTCGGAACGTTTTTGAAACGAAGCTTGAATAATAAATTTCATACCATTTGCATCGCCGATCCAGCACGGCGTAAAAACTTACATCCACAAACTGTTAATGAGGTTGAAAGCCTTGCGACCGATAGCTGCAATCCAGAACAAGCCACGTTGTTTAAAATGAAACTCGAGGAGGAGTATCCCCGATGGCGCAACTGGTTGTCAATAAAGCACTCAGTGTCTCACCCGCGATGTTCGACCACATCGTAGAAGAAACAGGTGCCGGACGGGTTAACCGAAAGCGACTTACACGCTTTATGACCGAGATTGAAGGCTGGCCCGCATATGAGGTACAGAACAGCATGGCTGAGATAAAAAGCTGCCTGGGTAGATAATAACTTTCTACCTAAATATAGTATATATTTATAGATGTTGTTTTTAGTTACATTAGACTGAAAACTTATTAACTTAAAAAGCCAACGGGAGGTGACTATGAACTTGTGATATTAAACTATCACTTAAAGGCAGGGAACATCCTCCTTGTCTTTAATAGCAGCTTAATTAATTAATAAAAGAAGATCAGACATGGGAACTATAAATTATCAAGACTGGATAAACAAACACTACCCAACACCAAGTTCAGCACGGCAACAATGTAAAGAAGCCACAAACATGATGATAATATCTCTTTCAGGGCTTAATCGGATCAGAGGCGAAATATTAGTAGAAGAACCTTTTGATCTACCACCAACAAGAACTCATCATTGGTGGTGCATTACGACAGACGGAAAAATTATCGATCCCACAGCGCACCAATACCCAACACACATCCTCGAATACATTCCAGTAGACGAATCACGAGGTGAGCCTACAGGCAAATGCCCAAACTGCGGACGCCTGAGCTATAACGGCCATACAATGTGCTCGGAAGAGTGCAGCAAGGCATATATAAAATATTTAAACGAGGGGGACTAATGGATAAATCCGATTTAAAATCAGCACTGAATGATATAGAGTTTGCATTCCGCGCTCTATATTATTTATATGCGCGGGGTGAACTTAAAGGGCTGCTGGTCACTATGGCGGTCAAGCATCAGAAGAAACAACCATTCGCAAAGAATGAGATTAACTTTGTTCGCGCAAGTTTATCCAAACGGGAATATATATCACTGCTAACAAAGATGGAACTACCACCCACCAAGGTCAAAGGAAAAACCATCCAAGTACAAATAAACAACTACGCAACAATACAGTCTGCCCCGAAAGAAATTATTGCCCTGGTCAAAAAAGAATACACGATCATCAATCCTAAGTGGGTAGAAAACAATTATATGGGAAGATGGAATGGCAAGACGGATAAGTGGATAAAGCTGTATAAGACCACACCAGATGGGCTTGCCGTGCCCGCTCCATGCATAGATGATATCCATCGTATACTTGATAACCACGGGTATGAGATGAACCTTATTGACCTGCGAAAGAAGATACCAACGGATATAAAATTCTTTGCCGAATTACGACCCATCCAAGCCATAGCCGTTACGCCTGTACTTGATTATAATTACGGAACACTCGTAGCCGCAACCGGCAGTGGTAAAACAGTCATGGGCCTGTATATCATCGCGTGTAGAAAACAAAAGACAATCATCATTGTTCACACGAAAGACCTTGCACATCAATGGATAGCTCAGATTAAAACATTCCTGCACTTAGACGGTGATGATGTAGGGCTGATCGGCGCGGGTAGTAATATCGTGGGGGAGAAAATTACTGTCGCGCTGGTGCAAAGTGTTTACCCCCGATTGGATATCCTTGGAGATCAGTTTGGAATGGTTGTAATTGATGAAAGTCACAGAGTTCCTAGCCGTGTTTTTAGCGAAGCTATTAATTCATTTACCGCCCACTATCGACTGGGGTTGACCGCTACACCGGAGAGGAATGATAAACTCCATAAGCTAATCTTCTGGACAGTCGGAGCCATTCGACACGAGGTGCCGCGACAGGAGTTAATAGACGAGGGGCATATCCTTCAGCCTTGGTTTATCATGCGCTATACCGGATGCGATATAGATATGACAAATCCAGACAACGAAGATGAAATGATATCCTACTCAGAAATGCTTACCCAACTATGCGCGGATGTAGATCGAAACTATATGATCACTGATGATATCGCGCTGCAAACAGGTTCGACACTTATTATATCCGATCGTAAGTGGCATCTGGAAGAGATGAGAACTCAGCTATATGCCCGGCATAAGATTGGATCAGCGTTACTAACGGGATCAACCAAAGACAAAGAACGTGCGGATATAATTGCCAAGGTTAATAACGGAGGTATTAAATTCCTATTCGCAACCGGCCAGCTCATAGGCGAGGGCTTCGATTGTAAAGCATTGAGTGCGATGTTTATTACCACGCCCATTAAATGGAAAGGGCGAGTCACGCAATATATAGGGCGTATCATGCGACCAGCGAAGGGTAAGGATCGGCCTGTCGTGTACGATTACGTAGATGATATGCCTATGTTAATTAAATCAGCAAAGGCGCGGATGAAAGTATATGGGAAAGAAAATATAAAGGAGATATAAAATGAAGGAAGAAATAAATATAATCGCAAAACAATTAGATCCACTTCTAAATGGCAATTGGGCAAATGATAATATTGGAAAAATAGAAGTGATGCAAAATGAAATAGATAAATTACAAGAATTACTTTCATTCCTTATATCGGTTCTAATCTATAAAGATATAATAAATATCAAAACATTCGATCACTATAAAGATGGTTGGAAAATTGATAAAGAAGATAAGACAAAAACAAATCTAATCCATGCACATTGTCCCGATGGCTGTAATTAATAAACTAAAAAAGGAGAAACAAAATGGAATTACTTTCTAATGGGTTAATAGTTTTATTAGATGTGTATCGGGGATTTAATCCTCATCGACATCAACATGATGGAATGTTAAAAAAAGATTTAGAAAAACTGCACCTTATGGGCCTTATAAAGCCTGCTATTCCTGGCAAAGATATTACTAACCCTAAAATTCACCCTGAAATAACCACAATAGGGGTATCTCTTGTACATTCAATTCTCAATGGTGAACCAACAGAATTAAAAAGGGTTACTGCAACCGCATTTCCAAAAGTGCCTGCCCCACCACCGCAGATAGAGAAAAAGAAACGAGGTATCGTAGTTGAATATCAAGTCCTACCAGATGAAAATATATATATCAGTAAAGTTAAAGCTTTAACTTTAGATCAATTACCCAAAGCATATAAATCAAGCATAACAGAATTTGTATTCATGTTGAATGTAATGTATAAGCAGAGTTCTACTTCCGTTGAGATAAAAACAAAGAATATAATTTATCATAATAACAATACAAATGCCTTATTAATTGAAGATAAAACATATTCAAAAGAAGAATTTGAAAAAGCACTTCAAATCATTCGACGCTGTGGAGAATCCTTACACCAATACAACAAAAATACTATAACCAGCAAGGTCATAATCTAATGTTTAACGCCGAGAACTTCTGCCTACAATACAGCATCGACTTCGACGCCAATGTGCATAACCAGTGGGTAAACATTGCCTGCCCTTTCTGCGATGACCACAGCTTTCATCTCGGAATAAACATCGAACACGGATATACAACATGCTTTAAGTGCGGATGGCACTGGTTACCCAAGACAGTTGCTACTGTATTAAACGTCGAACTAAGGGAAGCGCAGAGGATCATCCGCACATACTCTACAGGCGATGTACTCAAAGAACACACACAAGTATATGCCGACCGACTTGAATTATCGCCTGAGATGAAGCCGCTAACACAAGCACATTATCAGTATTTACGGTCCAGAGGATTCAAACCATGTGTAGCGCGTGAGTGGGGATTAGTCGGTACGGGTATCCACGGCAGTTATTCCCATCGAATCATCGCACCTATATATCTCGATCACGTACTTGTCAGCTATCAAGGACGGGATATCACAGGGTTATCCGGCGTGAGGTATATGGCATGCCGTAAAGAAGACGAGGTTTGCCTACATCAGCACATGCTATACGGAGTAGATAAAGTACGTACCGATACGGTTATAATCACCGAGGGCATAACAGACGTATGGCGGATAGGGCCGGGCAGCGTTTCTTGCTTTGGTATCGAATGGAGTGCTCAACAGGCAAGGCTTATAGCGCAGCGATTTAAACGCTTCTTTATCCTCTTCGACAATGAAGAACAAGCGGGCGAGAAGGCCTACTCGCTATATCAATATCTGACATCGAGATCACTACGAGGGGAGATTCTAACGCTTAATGCTGATGTGAGCGATCCAGCAGAACTAACAGACGCGCAGGTGATTGACTTGCGAAAGGAGATAGAGTTATGAGAACAATAGAAATTATTGAAGGATTACAAACACTATTGCCATTTTATGATAATCAAAAAGGATTTCATAACAGCGCAGAGCACGATACTTTTTATGCTTATTCTACAGATAAACCACTTACAAACGACGCTCTTGCAAGAATGATAGAACTTGGCTGGCATCAAGAATACGATGAAAGAGATTATAATGAGGATTTTTCAAAAGCTGATTATAGACAAGATGAAGGATGGGTTTGTTATACTTGATAAAGGAGAATAAACTATGAGTGATATAAAAATGGAGAAAATGAACCTACACGACTTTAAAGACAGACTTGCAATGGCGTGCTTCGGACAGACTACAAGAGAGGCCCAAAATACCAAATTCGGGTGCGGCCTTATTAGCGTGCCGATGTGTATTCAATGCAAAGAACCGGCATTGCCACGATGTTACTCAAAGGCAGGGATAAAGGAATATGGAATAAGTGGCCTTTGCGAACTTTGTTTTGATGAAATAACTAAAGACTAAAGGAGAAATAAACTATGGAAGTGCTTGGATGCTCAAAAAAAGGAAATAGAAGATGAACCCATTGACTAAAATGTGGATATTTTTATTGCTCTTAGCACTCTTCCACAAAAGCTCATTAATTGGTGTACTGGGCGTGGTAATTTGGATGATAGATATGATTTACAAAGGAGACCGTGATGAATAAATGTATAATCGACCCGGCATTAACCTGCCCGAACAATAACATAAGTGGAGATATTTGTTCAGAGTGCGAAACCCCTGATTACAAACCAGTCAGTTTAGACGGTGGCAAGTATACCTTCTATATGAAAGAAGATACCCTGTACTGTGATCGATATCGGGAGCCGTGGCGTAACTTCCTCGGCGATAGTGCAGTCTGGCTGCTCTATACGAAATGCCTTGAACTCGAGAGATGTTGCGCGGGGCAACTTGACGAGATAGCAAAGCTAATGGAATATTCATAAAGAAGATAATAACTTTAGAGCCAGTTATAGTATATATAAAAAAAGGAGACCGTGATGAATGACCAAGAAGCGTTAGAAATTATGCTCTGCCAATGGGATCACTGCGGGATGCACGGGCGCAATAAGCTCCAGGCGATACGCGATCTGGATCTGCCCAATGATATGGAAAACGATTGTGCCTGCTGTGAGCTGGCCTACGACGGTAAAGATTGCGCCAACTGTCTTATAGATTGGGTTGACACCGACGGTAAAGATGTAGCAAATTGTGGTCAATCATATTACGGACCGTGGTCTATTAATGATAGCGAAACTTTACGTTGTAAATCCCTTGCGCATAAAATAGCAGACCTTGCGTTGGATAAACTCAACGAGCTATACCCGAAAGATTTAGAACTGGTGAAGAAGATTTTAGGGCAATAGGTGAAAAAGAATGGATATGATGAATGATAAAAAACAGTTGGAAAGATTTCTCACCGAAAGCGATTACAGTGAAATACACAATTGTGTTATGTGTGAGCTAACTGACACTGATGCCCATTGCGAGAATTGTCCTATAAACTGGACTATTACAACTACAAAAGCTATGCCTTCGTGGTATGGCAGGTGGAATCCTGATACCAAGGTTGAAGATACTATAAGGTGTAAACAGATTAACCGTCAAAACGCCGATCTTGCACTTAATAGGCTCAACCAGTTATTACCAGGAGATTTAAAACTCGTAAAGAAGTTTCTGTCATAATAAATAAAAGGAGAAACAAATGTCAATCACACTGATTATAATTAATGCCCTGGCCTATATCATTGTAGGTTTTTTATTTGTCATTTTATTAAATAAAAGAAATATGGTAAAAAGTGATTTTGATAAAGGATGGCTTCTCTTATTTTGGCCAATAGCTATATTTTCAGCTTTGCTGACAGGTATATTAATGTTTGTTTCTATTGGAGTAGGTAAAGTAATTAATGTCATATTTAATAAATATATAAGATAATAAACTTTTTACTTTACTTATGGCTCAATTTATTATATATTAAAAGCTTTAACAGTTTGCCCCATGCGCGTGGGGTTGGTCCCGGCCAGGGAGGATATCCCATATATTCTCCTAAACTATTAACCATTATGGGGGGTTAGCACATGTCAGATAAAGAAAAATCCAATCTAAAATACAATATATTCACAGACGGAATACCTCAAATCCCATTTGAAGCCCTGTGGAATCCAAGATTAAAATACACAGAAATACTTCTATTCGGATATTTATATTCATTTTGCACCATCAATAAAAAAGGATGCACCGATAGCAATTCATATCTCGGATCAATAATGTTTCGTTCTATATCTTCAACCAATATATCAATACAAAAGCTCAAACGCCATTCATATATTAAAACATCTACTAAAGGGTTCGGTAAAGAACGAAAGCGAACCATTAGTATCGATCCAAAATTCACCACCATCTATAAACAACTCGTCATAGATAAACAAACCGCTTTAAATAATCTTGAAACTAAAGGAACTAATTAATGGATTCAAAAGTATTTGCAGAATGTATACGCCCAGGTGGATATGTTGCTTTAAATCGCATACTAATTAAAAAGTTAAGATTAGATTGTGCTTATATGCTATGCACTCTATTAGACAAATATGCATAT